TATATCAACAGTTCCATAAGTATATCCAGAACCTTGATTAGAAATTTCTATAGAACTAACTTGAGAATTTTCATCAATAGTAATAGTACATTCTGCTCCTTGACCGTCACCTTTAATTGGAACATTTCTATATTGTAAATTTGCCGCTCCTACATTTAAACCTTTATTAGTTACGGTTGCAATTTTAATAGACCCCGAAACTGCATTATCTCTAACAAGAGCATTATCTGATGAAGTTTCCCAATCACTAGGAACGGGCATAAATTCTGTAGAATCAAATTTAATAATATCTGCAGGACTTAGAGTATACAGATATTTCCAAACATATCCATCACTACTAGATCCAGCAACTCTTGGTTCTAAATCAGTAAATAAAGGTTCGTCGAGCGATGGTTTACCTGCAGGATTATCTGGACTAGTTCCATTTTGAAGACAAATATAAACTCTAAAATCTCTATTCATTACATAGAAAAATGATGAATAAAGATTTGTTGAGCTAGATACCTGAGCAAGTTTATCTATACTATAATCATGGCGATACATATCATATTTTGCACCAGAAGACCAAGTTCTTCTAGGTATCACATGCATAATGTCTGAAGAAGTAATTTTCTTCATTGCAATCATAGTATCCCAATAATCATTCTCTTGATTAAAATTATCTCTAGGTGAAGGAGGTGCTCCTTCCCAGTCAGAATTAAAATCAGTAGAATTAGTCAATCCAACAAAAGTGTAATAAGCATTTTCACTGCTTAGCACACTTTTGCGAAAATTTTTCGCGTTTAAAATTCTAATTTGATCTGTAATTATTGCAGACATTTTGCCACAGTTTTTCTTTATTTATCAAGTTGGTCCATACCTTACAAATTTCAAGGGTTCAGTTCTTATAATGGTAGGAGAAGTTGAAATACCCCCTATTCCATTTTCATTATATACGGAATAAGTTTTATTAGAGAATAATCTATTCTTAAGTACAATTTTACCCCAACTGTAAGCACCTTGATAATTTGATGTAGTCATTCCAGTATTTCCATCCCAATTTGTATCAAAATCAAATCCTAAAGGAGGATTATCAACTTTTGCACGAACTCTAACTGTAGCAGTTCCAATTCCACCTATAACTCTTGGATGTTCAACTTTTTCTAAAACTTCATAAACACCATCAACAAATGATGTGCTTATACCAAGAACATTATTAGCAGTATCGTAAGTTGTTATAGAAGTTGTTGCTGCTCCAATATTTGAATTGTAAATTGTAAATACATCACCCACGTCTATTTGAGAAACTGTTACTGCAGTTCCAACCCAAGTTTCTACACTAAAGACAGCATCTTGTGAAGGAATGAATAAATCAAATAATGCGAAAGTATCTGAACCAATTGAAGTTGTTGCAAATCCTACAATAGAACCAGCGTCTCCCTTATAACCAAATGGGAAGTAAACTTCATTTTTTTCAAGTTTATCTGATGATGGTGGAGAAATTAAAACTGTTGGAGGTGATGTTGTAGAATAACCTACTCCACCTCCAGATACAGTTATACCAGTAACAACTCCACCCGTAAGAGTTGCTGTTGCCGTTGCAGTAGTGGTTGTACCAATGCCGGAAACGCCAGTGGTGCTAGCAATGCTTATACTAGGAATTTCAAGATAACCTTCTCCACCATTAGTTATTGTAATAGCAGAAACAGTTCCAGCAACAGAAACAGTTGCAGTTGCCGCCGCACCAACTTTTGTACCTTTAGGGTGAATAATTACACTGTTTTGGAATAATAGAGTAGAATCATTTTCATTATTTTGAGTGAAAAGAGGTCTAACTGTATCTACATGAAGAACTGTCTCGCCTACACCAACCGACTTAATTAAAGTTGCATTAGGTGCAATATTTGGTTCATAAAATGTTCTTGCTTTAGAAATATTTCTACCGTCAATAATTTTATCTTTTGTTTGGCGACACCAATAAACTGGTCTTACTAATTCTACATTATCTGTATTTCCTGGACCAAAATATGGTAGTGTTTCGACAGTATCTGTAGAAACAACATCTTTAATTGTTCTGGTGTTTTCATTTAAAACTATATCATCAGAAGTAATTCTAAGTGTATCCCCCTCTTTTACAGTTTGAATAACATCTGTTTCAATTACATCAAGACCAGCTCCATTTCCTTTATAATATAGAATTCTTAAAGAATCTCCCACTCTTGGTGCTTCTGTAAATCTTATTCTGTTTCCACCAAAGAAGAAATATGATTTGTTTGGAACTTGAAGAGTATTATTTAAGAATACTAAGAGAAGTTGTTCTGGAGCAATTTTAGAATTTTTAGAAGCAATAATAGAAAGTCTTTCTCCATTTCTAAACAGAGGGAAAAGAAGTCTCCTTCCATCGATGTATTGATCAGTATTATCCAGAACTTCAAATTGTCCTAGTGACCAACCATTGAAAGTATCGTCAAAAGTTTTTTCAACTTCTATTTGGAATTCTTCAAAGTCGTTAGTTATATAAGTAGGAATTCCAGTCAATCCTCCAGTCTGTACTGTTAGAATATCTTTATTTCCATAGGCATATCCATTATTATTAAATTTAAATGAAATTATACTTGAACCATTACCAACTTGAACATCAACTCTAGCTTCTGTTCCAAGACCTATAATTGCATTATCATCTGAATAAATTAAGGGCATATTGCCATATGGTTCTGGTTCATCAAATATAATTTGGGGAACCACCATGTTACTTCCAACACCAACATTAAGATTAAATCCTGGATTAGTAATAGTAACGTTGTCTGAAATATGTCCCGTTCCAACTATAACAGTTGTAAAACCAACATGTTGAACAGATGTTGTTGCAGTGCTAACAACAGCACTAGTACCAATACCTACGAAGGTATGTGTATACTGACCACCAGCACGAACAGCATTTGCTGTCGCACTTACAAATGTATGAGCACCAGAAGCAATAGTATCAGGATTAGTTCCAACATTAACAGTAATCGTGGTAGCAGTTACAGCAGAAATATCAAGAGTTGTATTTGCTGCAGGATCTGTTGATCTAGGATATGTGTGATTGGAAGAATTACCATCTTGGGCACAAGTAAAAGTAAATGAATCAGTTTCAAGGGATATACCTCTATCTACAACTAAATTATGACTACCAATTTCAATTTCTAAATCTCCAGTATTATGATCATATGTTGCATTTGAAACATTAAAATATACAAAAGTTGAAACACCAACAAATGCTTGTATGTTTGAACCTTCAACATTTTCAAGTCTTAGAGGTCTATTCCAAGCTCTATTGTCAAGATTTGGTCTAGGATATGATTTAAGTGTAGTATTGTTATCACTATCGCAAGTAAAATATAAACCATTGTCTATAATCGAAATATAATCACCTTGATTTAATTCATGATTTTTTGGAAGAGTCATGGATAAGAACCCAGTTTCTGGATTATAATCTGCATCCAATACATCATAAGTAAGACCTGAAACTGCTCCTCCACTAATGTTACTGGTAGCAGCACTAACATTAACAATACCGTATGGAAGTGTTACACCAATACTCACTAAAGTTCCAATGGGAATATCATTAGGGGTTTGATCGACAGGTCTAAGTTGTATAAAAGTATTTCCAATACCATTTAATGGTGTTAAGTTTTTAAATTTAAATGTACCAATTCCGACTAGTGTATTTGTGCCATCGCCTTGAATTTCATTAAGAATACCAAATACGCTATTTTCATCTTCAATGAATATATTAGTAGTGCCAACAGAGATAGGATAATTTGTTTTGGTTACAATTTCCATTTCTGGTTTAGATCTATAACCAGTTCCAGTATCGCCAACACTAACCGCAGTAATTTCTCCAATTTGTGAAATTGTCGCTGTAGCAGCAGCAGAAACCAATGGTTGATAACCAAATCCTTCGGTTGATCCAATAGATTGAATTATACCAGCATTTGGGAAACTACTAATTCCAACATCATAACCTATATCTCTCGCATCACCATTAAATATTGCACTGGTTATACCCAGTGCTTCTGTAAGTTGATAATCTTCTGCTACAGTGATACCTGGAAGTTGTAAAACATTATTAATAAGAATAACTGCATTTTCATCTTGAATTCCAGTAATATCATTTCCGCCATCTGTTCTTAATGGGAAAGAAAATTCGAGAGAATTGAATCTATCAGAAACATCTTGGAATACATAATTATTTTGATAAGTTTCGGATGTTCCAGAAGAAATTTTACCCCTCATGTAACTTCTTCCAGTGAAAGAAGAACCTTTAGCAATTCCAGACCAATCATTTTCACTTGGAATGTCTGGATTAGAAACTGGATCTAAACCAAATGGAGGTTCAGCAAAACTTATCGTACTATCAATAATATTATAATTACCACTAATTTTGGTAATTATATCTCCAGCAGTATGATTTCTAAAATTAGTTCCAAGTCTTGCTCTTCTAAGTCTAACTTTAGTAGAAACTCCACCAACTCCAACACCCTCAACTTTCATAATTTCATCATTAATTCTAAAGAAATCTCCTCCAAAGAATGATGTAACACCAACAAAATCCGCAATATCATCAATTGATAGTAGATTTGTAGCAAGTTGAGAAGTAATAGCTGTAGAAACAATTGGACTTTGAATAATATTATCAATCGTAACAAGAACTTTAGCATTCTGTCTAGTGGTTAATAATCTATGCGAAGTTCCACTACCCACGTTATTGATATCAATAAGATTTGGATCTGGTAATAATGCATCATGAGGACTAGTAGATAATCCAACAAGACTATCATCAATTTTAACAATATAAAGTTCTTCTATATCATTGGGTAATATGGTAGTTAAACCTATACCAGAAATAAAAGTTTGTCCAATACCAATAGCAGAATTTACATTATTAATATCATCTCTAAAATATTTAACTCTTTCTCCAGAAACAAAGAAGTGATTTGGAAGTTTTATACTGTTGTTTGAAGTATCAATAACATCGGTATTTCCACCATCAAACCAAAATTCAAATATATCTTGTCCCTCATGAGTTAGGTCAAAATCTGTTTTTACTGCATTAAAAGTACCAACATATTCATCTCTATCATCTGTAATTAAACCATTATTAAAATCAAGAATAGTATCAACATCATCAGCTGTTTCTGATTTTAAATGATGAGCAAAAATATTTACTTCAACATCAATATTTGGTTCTGGAGTAAAATGTAAATCAACTGCAAATCCAGTATTATCCACCTCCGCACCAAAAGTGCCAAGACCTGAAGAGGTTGCCAAATTAGCATATTCAGTAATGAATGCTTCACTAGATACACCAACACCATTCATTGTATCTACTACAAATAATTCTGTGAATGCGTGCTCATTATTTGTTTTATCTGCAACGTGTACCCAATACTTAGCAGCATGGAATGGTTGACTATTTGCAATATATCTGTAAGTATTAACAGTGGTAATACCTGGAGATGAAGAGGCTGGTATATTTGTGGACTCTACTTGAAGTCTGCTATGATTCATATTATAATCAATTTCAGTATCAGTTGCAGTTTGTGCAATTCCTATTTGAATAGTATTAACAACAGCCTGTGGTCCAATATTGTTATTTGGCGTAAAATCAACTTTAAAATTATTTCCATCAAAATATGGATAGAAAGTACCATATCCTGCATTTGCAGGTTGCAGTCCACCAATATCTGTATATAAAGAACCATATTCATTACCTACAATAGTACTAACTCCATCATGAACAAAATTAATTTGTCTAGCACCAAATTCTTCATTATCTTCTGCAGTATCTGGGTTAATCATAACCATTAATGATACTGAGTTGTACGTATTTGCAATTGAAACTATAGTTTCTGGAGTATTAGGGGTACTAAGTATTACACTAGAAGTGTTTACTAAAGCAACGTCACCAAAAGAACTGCTACCTATACCTAAAAATTCGTCTTTAATTTTATATGCAATGTAACAAATATTTAAATCATTGTATGCTACTTTTTCATTAGTTGGATAGAATCTAATAAATCCTTTACCGTCAACAATATTAAAATCAAATGATCCAAGTTCAGTATCAGTAGTTGCTATAACTGCATACTCATTGCTATATCCATAATTTCCATCTTGAAGAACATCAAAAATAGATACTTGTCTTTCTGAAGTAAATCTTTTATCTCTAACCAAAGTAATATATTTTGCAAATCTTAAATTATCAAGGGATAGTGCATCAATATCAACATATTCTTCAGATCTGGGAACATGCGAGAATTGACTGCTGATATCATCAATAGACAAAACTCTATTGCCTACTGCTTCATCGAATGAAGAAATTAATTTACCTTCAAAATTAATTTCAGTAGAAACTATCGTATTTTCTAAATTAATATAATTTTCTCTAACAAGATCAAAATCATTCACACAATTAAGATCTACTTCTGCTACAATATCTTTAATTAAATTAATATAAGTAGATCCCCCAGTTGGAGATGTACTTACTTCTAAACCTCGTTCGTAAGATTCTAATTGATAATTAGCAAACTTTTTATACCCAGAAACATGATTCATTGATGAAATGGGATCATTCCAGGTTTGTAATGGTATAGTAGATTTTAAAGAATATGAGAAGTTTTGATAATAATCATTATCGGGGAATCTTTGCAGATCATTATTTAAGAAACCTGCAATATCGTTCCACCCTTTACTTTGACTAATACTAACCCCATATTTTCCATATGATTTATATGGAAATACATTTTCCCCAATTAAGGCAATTGATTTTGATGTTTGTCCTCTAATTCTTTCTCCTTTTAAGAAATTATCAGTAGAGTTAATTTGTAAAATTGAATCTTTTTCGTTCCAACTTTCTACAACACCGACTTTGTTATTAAATCTAATAATTTCATTTTTGATAAATTCATTTTTCTTAATTTGCACTTCAAATGATGGGAAATCTCTTTGAGGAAGTAATCTTGGTGCCGAATTAATTTTATCAAGACCAAGAACACCATCAGTTGGTTTTAATTGATCTTCCATGCTAAATGTTACAGTTCCAGATGCACCGCCAAAATTAGGATCAATTGCAGTAATGGTATAAAGATTATAATTAAATTCAGAACTATTAAATCCTCTAGAATTTCCAATACCCGTGTTACACCCCTCAATCATTAACTTTTCACCAACAACAAATGGGTAATAATCACCTAAAGAATATTCTGTTTTTACTGTTGCTGTAGCTGTTTTAGTTAGCGAATCATATACAATACCAGGACTAACAATACTAGTATCAACGGGAATACCACGACCAGATTTTACAGGATAAATTTTTGGAATAACATCACTCATACCAAAAGTATTTTTTAGTATGGTTACTTTGTCATCTTTGCCATCATAAATTAAGTCAATATCATCTACAATTTCTCCACTAACTCCATCAATAACTACTAATTCTTGTCTGCCATCATATCCCCTTCCAAAACTAGTAATGCTAATTTTATCAATGGACGAAAATGGAGTTAATCGTAAAGATTGTGGATAATAGAAAAGTGGTCTAATAGTTTGATCATATGGAAAATCAAAACCATAATCTGTTATTTCTACTTTATCAATTTTTCCAATATCAGAAGTTTTAAGTTCTAAAACTGCATCAACTCCATCAATAGTAGTTACAGTTGAAAATCCAGGAAGAGTATTATAATTATATCCAGTATTTAATAATTTAACTCTTGAAATTGGACCGTTAGTATGGGTACAATCAGTAATATATGATATTGTAGAATTTGTCGATCCATACGAAACTACTTCTGGAGATTGTGATAAATTATAGAAAAATGTTGTTCCGGTTGAAACTTTTATTTTATGAGAACCAGAGTAAGAACTTTCGGAAACTTTAATAGATCCGGCACCATGTACAGATTTATCTAAATGAACTAACTTTTTAATATCAGATAAAGGAACTCCTTGAGTATATTTTGGTATTAAATTGTAGAAAAGATTTTTTGGAGTATTTTCATCTAAAAATAATTTTACAATTGAAGTTGAACCAACAATTCCAGTTTTAACTACTTTAAATTCTTTATCTTCTGGATTTTTTGTCCAAGGTTTATTAAAAGTATCGCCAACATAGAAATCGAGGTCAAATGCTGGATAGTTATTTTGGAAGTAAATATATTCTAAAGATGAGTCTGTTAGGTCAAAATTTATGCTACTATAACCTTCAGTATCAATAACAGGGTTTACAGGATTAAATGTTCCTGCAGTTGTTGCAACACCAACAACTGTTATTGGTTGATCAAGTTGAGAATTATATGAAGTTGTTGAAACTTTAAAGTTATCTTTATCAATTTTGACTGCATAATATTCGCGGTTGTTATCAAATGCTGTTACTACTGTATCTGCAGTGTGAATAAGTTTATCTCCTGTAGAGAAACCATGATCTTCAATAGTAACTACGCCTGTTTCTGTGTTAACTCCAACTGCCTCAAAAGATTTTGGATTTATAATTATTTTACCATTAAAATCATCATATTTTACAACTACTGTTTTTTCTACTCTGGGTTGAATATCAAATAAAACTTTATGATCAGAACTTAACCCATGAGTAGTTGCTGTGGAAACTTTTACTCTATTTTTAATTGCAGTTGCTGTAATTTTTGGATATTGGGTAACAAAACTATGATCTGTATACGTTCCAGCATTAATAATATCTATTAGTCCAATATCTCTAGTTGTTTCTGCTATTCCACAAATTACACCTGTAGATCCTATCCCAACTATAACAGTTGAAATACCAATATGATCTTTATCTAATCTAGCAACATAATAATTTCTACCGTCTATTAATTCTGATCCAATACCTGAATTAAAAACGCTATCTTCGTATTCAACAGCTAAATTAGGACTTCCATATGGATCACTGCTATTTGTAAAATATTTTACAGTATCACCTGTTTTTAATCCATGGTTTTTTAGATATATTGATCTTGGTTTAATGAATATTGAAGTTTCTGCTATTCCAGGATTATTAAAAAATACAGTAGTTCCATATCCAGGATATCCTGGAGTGCCCTGATTTAACGATAATCCTATCGATTCTGATGGAGTAAAATAAATTTCTTTATTATTTCTAAATTTAAAAGAATTATCATAATCAGAATTAAAGAAAAATTTTCTCTGCATTATAGTTGCAGCGGTGCCTACTGTGTGAATAGGACCACTAGATTCTCTAAGTATTTTAATTCTACCAGATTCTCTCTCAACATTTATAACTTTAACTCTTTCATCATTAATTTGAACTTCGTCATTTTCTCTAATTTCTTCAAAATTTAAATTTGAAACATATACGTATGTTGAAATACCAGTATTTGCCTCAGTGTCAAGAGCATGTGTAGTTGTGCCTAACCCAACTAGAGAGAAAGTAGTGGCTGGTACAGATACTTCATAATTACCCTCAAATTTGGATTTAACAGTTGAAAAATTAGTTATCGATATTAATTCATTATCAAAGTATTGATGTGAAGTGGTTGCTATTCCTACGAATTTTCCTTTCTGTGGTGTTGAATATATTTCAATGGGAATTTCTGTAGTTGAACATGAAATACTTACAACTTCTTTACCCTCTACAAATTCAACTTTAGCCGCAACTCCTTTTCCACCAGAATTTTCCTGATCAAATACTAATCTATCATTTACTTTATAAAAATCTCCTCCATTCAATACATCAATAGAACTTACTTTACCTCTACCAACAGTTTTTACAGTTACTTTTTGATTGAGATTATCTGAAAGATTAATATAAGGATAATTAACTGTTTTATCAAAGAAATTATATACTGTGGTATTTCTCTTATATTCGCTTTGATTTAAATCAAATTCATCTTGGTTTGAATTTTTATCTTCATTAAATTTACTAGGAATAGAGAAATAATTATCTCCAATGAGATATGGAAATATTGGTCGTCTATAGTCTCTAAAAGGTCCTGCATCGTCTGCAATTTCATTAATGGTAGCAAAGTATGCATATGTCCCTTTTGGAAATTCTGGAGTAACACAGTATCTTCCATTGTTTTCATCAAGAACACTATCATCATCAACTCTGTAATAAGTGTAGTCTTCAACAAAATATCCTGAAGGATAATTTGGTGGTCTATTGCTTCTAGATGCAGAATCATCATAATATCCACTCTTCATTCTTACTGCAACACCACCCGATTTACTAGAATATCCATATGGACCATATA